AGACTTTAATTTCAAAGGACGTATTTGTAAGTTTGAGCCTGAACAAAATTTAAGAATTAAAATTGAAGGCAAAATATGAAAGTTTTATTTCACACAGTAACTCTCAATTTCAGAGGAACTGCTGTTGCTGTATATGATTATGCAAAATATAACCAGGAAGTGTTGGGTAACGAAAGTATTATTTGTTACAACGCTACAATTCCTGAAGAGCCTGATGTAAGTACTGAACAGAATGTTGTAGATTTTATAAAGAATGATTTTAAAGTAGTATCTTACAGCAACGAGAGTCAATTACAAAAACTATGCGATGAAGTGGATGTTGCCTACTTTATTAGATATGGTCACAGAGAGCCATTACCAGAGGTACGTTCAGCTATCCATGCTGTCTTTCAGGCTTATGAGCCACACGGTGATCGTTACGCATATGTTTCAGAGTGGTTATCTGGCAAAATGGGTAATGATGTTCCTTTCGTTCCTCATATTGTTGACTTACCTCAGCCTACTGATAATTATAGAGTTAAGTTAGGTATTTCAGAAGATAAAACTATTGTAGGTAGATATGGTGGTTATTTGACTTTTGATCTACCTTTCGTTAAAAATAATTTAGTAAGATTTGTTGAAGAAAATGATGACTATGTATTTTTGTTTGTAAACACAGAACCTTTCTATAAACATAAAAACATTCGCTATATTGATTCGATTGTAGATAGACAAAAAAAGAGTAATTTTATTAACACATGTGATGTAATGCTGCATGCAAGAAAAAGAGGAGAAAGTTTTGGTTTGTCTGTTTGTGAATTTTTATTTCACAATAAACCAGTATTAGCTTGGGAAGGGGGAGTAGATCAAAACCACTCATTTTTATTGAAAGACACAAATCTGTTATACAGTGAAGAAAACTTTTTAGATAAGCTTAAATCATTTAAAGACAAAACGTTTGATTATAAATCTATCGTTGAAAAGTTTAATCCTAAAGATGTTATGATTAAATTCAACGAGGTTTTTCTTAAATGAATAATTTTATTTCTTCTTACGTTGTTCATTATAAGGGCAACGTACAAAGACGTAAAGTTATGGAAGCTATCTTTTCAAAAGAAAAGATGGACAACATCCAATGGATTTTAGATTGGGATAGAGAAGAGATCGATTATCAAACATACTACGAAAACTTTCAAGCTGATCACTTAGAATACCAAAAAAGAGGTCAAGACCCTAATGAGTTTTTTCCTCATTATCCTATGAAGCCAGAATTTGTATCTATTTGTCTTAAACAAAAAGAAATTTATAGACGTATCGGATATGGCGAGCATGAGTTGGGTATAATGTTTGAAGATGATGCAATTGTTTGTGAAAATTTTAAAGAAACACTTCACATTTATATGAATAGTTTACCAGCTGATTGGGATGTAGCATTTATTGGTCAAGGAGCTGGTAAGCGTATCCCACAAGATAGACTTCGAGATGGTGTATTTTGGTATAAAAAAGATCACCCAGCTGATCGTTGTTGTGATTCAGTTATCTTCAAAAAAGAATCTGCTAAAAAAATATATGACGCAATTCAAACCCACAAAATTTGTTTTGCTGGTGATCCAGAATTAGGTTTTTGGATGTCGCAATGGAAAATGAATGTTTATTGGTTAGAACCTCCTATAGTTGTACAAGGTTCGCAAAATGGATTATTTGAAACTATTCAGCCTCAGCATAGTCAATACATAGATTCTTCTATGCAAACTAGAACTGACATTGATGAAATATTAAAGAGTATTCAATGAAAATTTTCATTATAGGTGCTAGTGGTTTTATTGGAAGCAATTTAGCTCTTCATCTATCGAAATATAGTGTTGGATATTTTCGTCGCTATTATAACAATGTAAAAATTCAATTGGAAAGATATCAACCCGATTGGGTAATTAATTGTGCAGCCGAAATTTATAATAAAGATAATATGTGGACTGCTAATGTGGAGCTTTTAAGGGATACATTAGAGTGGGTTAGGTCTAATAAAAAATCTAAACTTATACATTTAGGTTCTAGTAGTGAGTATGGTGTTTATGATCGTCCTACTAAGGAAACAGATTTAACATTAGCTACCGATGTGTATGGCGTTACTAAAAGTATAGGTACCCAACTTTGTAAATTATACGCTAGTGAATATGGTGTTGATGTGACGGTGATAAGACCGTATAGTCCTTACGGTCCAGGTGAAGCTTCTACAAGACTTTTTCCAAAACTTTGGCAATCATTTAAACACAAACGTCCTATGACTTTAGTTCAAGGTGTACATGATTTTTGTCATATAGATGATTTTGTTAGAGCTGTGGAGATTATTATGCTAAGTAATAAAAGGATAGCGGGAGATGTTGTTAACGTAAGCTCTGGTGTTCAATCTACTAATAAAGAAGTGTATGAATACTTTAAAAATGTTTTTGGTACAAATGGGTCTGTTACAGAGGTAGCAGATTTTTGTACTCCTAAAGTCTGGCAAGCCAATATAAGTTATGTTTGCGATCAATACGGGTGGATTCCTGAAATAAGTCTTAAAGATGGTATTGAAAAATTTATTAATAAAGCCGTATATGAATAAATTAGAACGTAGAATTATTGATATTAGTTTTAAAGAAAAAATAGGACACCTCAGTTCTACTCTTAATGCTGTTAATATAATAGATGAAATATACAGCATAAAGAAAAAAGAGGATTTGTTTATTCTCAGTTCAGGTCATGCAGCTCTAGCATGGTATGTTGTGCTGGAAAAGTATCTAGGCTATGATGCAGAAAAGATGTTCCATGACATTGGTGTACATCCTCATCGCGACCTTAACTACGGCATTGAAGTTAGTACTGGAAGCTTAGGGATGGGTATTACTGTAGCAGTTGGTTATGCTTTAGCTAATCCTAATAGGGATGTTTATTGTTTAATATCTGATGGTGAATGCGGAGAAGGATCGGTTTGGGAAGCACTTAGATATATTTACGAAAGAAAATTATCTAACTTAAAAGTATTTGTTAATATTAATGGAATGATAGCTTATGATTTAATTGATAGAGAGTACATTGAGCGTAGACTAGTTTCTTTCTTGCCAGATATAAACATTCGTCATACTCAACCTCCACATTGGCCTTGGGCTCAAGGTGTACTTACTCATTACTATGTACTTAAAGATGAAGATTATGAAAAATTATGCGAAAACGATTTGGTAAATTAATAGCTCAAGCCATGCGTTTAGATGAGCGCATATGGCTCTTAAGTGGTGATCTTGGATTTTATGTATTAGATCAAGCTCGAGAAGAATTTCCCGAAAGATTTTGTAACGTGGGTGCAGCAGAAACATTAATGTTAGGAGCTGCTGTTGGATTAGCCCAGTCCGGAAAAATTCCCGTTTGTTATTCTATTACTCCTTTTGTTATTTTTAGACCTTACGAGTATCTTAGAAATTATCTCAACCACGAAAAGTGTCCAGTCAAGTTAGTAGGTACTGGAAGGGATAGAGAGTATGGTCACTTAGGCTTTAGTCATTGGGCTGATGATGCAAATGATGCTTTAAATGTTTTTAGAAATATACAACAATATATGCCTAACACAGAAAAGGATTTAGATCTTATGTGGAATCAATGGTTGTACTCAGATTCACCTGCTTACATCAATTTACTTCGTCAAGTTTAAAAAAGAAATTATGTCAAAAAATTTAATTATAGGTTTTGCAGTAAATTTGTGTGCTAACAAAGAGAGCATGACAAATTTTTGTATCTCTCTACGAAAATATTATGAGGAAAACGTTGTACTTTTAACAGATACAAACGATCAAGACTTTATTGATTATCTTAAATCTTTCAAGGTAAAAGTTTTTAAAACTAGTCAACATATCACAATTGAAGATATGATGATTCAGCGCTGGGCTTTACCCATGAAAGTAATAGAAGCTTTTCCCGAGGCAGAGAATATAATTTTATCTGACACTAGAGATGTAGTTTATCAGGATAATCCTTTTAAATATTTGGTTGGTAATGAGTTAGAGCTTACTACAGAAGTAAAATATATTCGTGAATGTCCAGACTGGAATTCAAGGTGGATTAGAGATATGTACGGGGAAGAAGTTCTTCGGTCTGTGTTGGATCAAAAAATTATTTGTGGTGGTTATATGTGTGGTAAAAAAGAAGGTGTAATTAAACTTTGCCAACTTATGGTTGAAGAATCAAAAAATTATCCAAAAACAATCCCTGGTCAACCACCAGTCTTTGTAGATCAAGCAGCAATGAATGTTTTTTACAAACAAAATAAATTCCCAAGTACTACTATTCACTACACTGGCGGTGAATTTATAGCTACTATCGGTGCTACATTGGGTCCAATGAAATTAAATGATGAGGGATATGTTGTAAATGAAGCTGGATATAAAACAGCTGTAATACACCAATATGATAGGCATCCAAATATCGTAAAAGCATTTAATGATAGGTTGAGAGTATGATGTACGGACTTAACACATTCGCAGATTTTTATAACAACGAAAATTCTACACAAGCATTTCATTTTACTCCCTTACTAACAAGATCTGTATTAACACAATTCCTGATAGGTAAGAAAAATGAAAAATCTTTTAAAGTTTTAGACATTGGTTCAGCTGCAGATTTTTGGACTGAACCTTTTGCTGATGTTACAGTGGATTATTTTATAGAATTAGAAAAAAGCAAAAAACATTTCAAAGTTAATATAGAAAAAGAAAGTAGTTGGAAACAACTTTTAGACTATGTTCAAGAGAATGGAATGTTTGATTTCTGCACTTGCTCACATACTTTAGAAGATTTATATTATCCATTTGTTGCCTTTGAAATGATGCCAAGAGTTGCTAAACAGGGCTGGATTGCTGTACCATCTTTTCATAGGGAAATGAATAAAGGCGATCGTGGTCAACCATCTAAAGGCTATGATCACCATAGATTCATCTTTCACCCTACTGATAAAAATGAAGTCCTTGCAATAGCAAAAATGGGCCACATGGAATATAAAAAATATAACATCGATATGAGTGGCGTTCAAGACGAACTACAAATTTTTTGGAATAAAGACATTAAAGTTACTGAAATTATGTCTATGTATGAAGTATTTGAAGGAAGTCCTAAGGTTGATATTGTAACAACCAAGGACCACAACATAAGTAGTAAGTTTTTTGAAATCTATTGTAATCTTGATCCAAATGTACCAGCGAGATATTAATAAATGAGTGAACCCCTTGTAACAGTTGTTACAGCAACAACAGGCAATCCTTTTTTATACGACGCACTCTTGTCAGTTAAAAAACAAACCTACACAAACATTGAACATTATGTTGTGATTGACGGGAACGAAAGAAAAAAAGATGCCTTGAAAATTGTTAGTAAGTTTCCTGATGTAAAGGTACTTACTTTACCCTACGCTACCGGCAGAGATAACTATAACGGTCATAGAATTTACGCCGCAGCCACATATCTAACAAATGGAAGATACATCTCGTTTTTAGATGAGGATAATTATTATGATCCTACACATATTCAGGATTGTGTCGACGTAGTTCACGATAACTACGATTGGGGTTATTCGCTTAGAAAAATTGTTGATAAAGATAAAAATTATATTTGTAACGACGATTGTGAATCGTTAGGTAAACATAGATCTGTGCTTAATGATAATTTCATTGATGTAGGTTGTTGGTTTTTATCTAAGGCGTGTGCTTTGATGGTATCACCTTTGTGGTTTAGAAGAGCTCGTAATCCAAAAGAACAACCTGAGGTGGATAGAATTATTACATCTACATTAATTCAGCATAGTCCTAAATTTGAGGGTACTGGTAAATACACTTTTAATTATAGAGTGGGAAGTAGAGCAGATTCTGTCCAAGCAGAATTCTTTTTGAGAGGTAATAAACTTATTTACGAAGCCCTTGGAGAAGACTTACCGTGGAGAAAAAAAGAAGAAACTATTACAATTAACATTTAATTATTTGAGGTGAGTATGAAATTTAGTAATGAGACATTATCGATTCTTAAGAACTTTGCATCTATTAATCAAAGTATTATGTTTAAGCCAGGAGATTGTATTACAACTTTCTCCAATATGAAAAATATTTTTGCAAGGGCAACCATCAAAGAGCAAATTCCTAACCAGTTTGCAATCTATGACTTAAACTCTTTACTTGCTATGTTGACAATTGTTGATAATCAAGAGGTAGAGTTAAATGATAAAGCTTTAAAAATATCTAGCGATAAAGGCAATTTTGAGTATTTTTACTCAAACCCCGATATTGTCAAAGCAGCTCCAGATAGTGAAATAGAACATCTTGATGTATACAAGTTTAAAATTGCTGCCGAAGATATTCAACTAATTATGAAAGCAGCCGCAATCACAAGTGCTCCTACTATCTCGGTAACAAATAAAAATCAAACTGTTACACTTACAGTTAAAGATAGAAAAAACGACAGCAGTAATAGTTTTAAAAAGGTATTAGGCACTGCGTTTGATGAATTTGATATCTTTATTTCAGTGGAGAATCTAAAGGTTATTCCAGACGCATACGAAGTGACAGTAGCTAAGACGCTTAACGGCAAAGCAAAATTTCTTCATTTTAAACACGAATCTAAACAACTACAATATTGGATAGCTGCAGAGCCTGGTTCGGTGGTATAGTATGGATAGGTCATTGGATCATTATCTATGGGTTGAAAAATACAGACCCAAAAAAATAAGCGACTGTGTTTTGTCACACGAGCTTAAGGACTACTTTGAAAAAATTATTTCCGTTGGTGACATACAAAATATGTTATTTTGTGGCTCTGCTGGTACGGGCAAAACAACTGCAGCAAGGGCTTTGTGTGAAGAATTAAATACAGATTACATTATCATTAACGGATCAGAAGAGTCTGGAATAGATGTATTAAGAACAAAGATTAAACAATTTGCTTCTACTGTTTCCTTTACTGGAAATACTAAAGTTGTAATATTAGATGAGGCAGATTATCTCAATCCAAACTCTACACAGCCTGCATTACGCGGGTTCATAGAAGAGTTTGCAGAAAACTGTAGGTTCATTTTTACGTGTAACTACAAAAATAGAATCATACCTCCGCTTCACAGTCGCTGCGCTGTTATAGAATTTAAAATACCCAACAAAGAAAAGCCTGAAGTAGCGTTACGCTTTTTTAAAAGACTAAAGTTTATACTAGATGCAGAGGTAGTAAAATTTGATCAAAAAGTTTTAGCTCACTTTGTTGAAAAACATTTTCCCGATTTTAGACGTTCTTTAAATGAATTACAAAAGTATGCGCATTCTGGCAACATAGATGAAGGTATTTTAGTTAATATTACAGAGTCTAACATTAAAGAGCTTGTAGAGTTTCTCAGAGAAAAAGATTGGAAAAAAATGAGAGCTTGGGTCGCTAATAATTTAGATAACGATCCTGTAACGCTCTTTCGAAAAATATATGACACACTCATTCCCCTCACAACTCAAGTACCGCAGCTTGTACTTACCATAGCTGACTATCAATACAAGTCTGCATTTGTTTCTGATCAAGAAATAAACTTAGTAGCTTGTTTAACAGAAATCATGGCAAGTGTGGAAATAAAATGACACTGGAAAATGAGCTTGGAAACTATACGGAAATAATTCAAGAGGTTTACAAGCAACCTTCCATATCACCTTTTGATTTTTTAAAGAGTATAAATGAAACAAAAATTAATCTAATAGTAGATGAGTGGTCAGAGAGACAATATCAGCCATATATCGTGAATAAGGGCTTATCATTTGCACCAGATTCGGTTATCTTTGCAAATGAGATGAACTCCAGGCCTCACCTGGAAAAATCACTTCAGAACAATTTTCTTATAAATACTATTCGTTCAAAGAAGAGATTTAGTAAGTGGATAAAACCACAAAAGCTTGAAGCGATTGAAATAATAAAAGATTACTATGGCTACAGCACTGAAAAAGCCCGCCAAGTAGTTTCAATTTTCACCGAAAAACAATTAGAAAACTTAAAAGAAAAATTAAAAAAAGGTGGGATGAATGACGGATGACTTTTTTAGAATAAATATAGAAGGTTACATACCATTGGAAGTAAAGCTATCAGAGCCTGATGATTTTTTGAAAGTTAGAGAGACACTTACGCGAATAGGAGTGGCTTCAAGAAAAGATCAAGTTCTTTATCAGTCTTGTCATATTTTACATAAACAAGGTCGTTACTTTATAGTTCATTTTAAAGAACTATTTGCTTTGGATGGAAAACAAGCCGATCTAACAGAAAACGATATTGAAAGAAGAAATGCTATTGCTAAGTTACTTTCTGATTGGGGTTTATTAAAAATTATTAACGAAAAACAGTTTGAACCTGTTGCACCTCTCAGTCAAATTAAAGTATTATCGTATAAAGAAAAAGATGAATGGACGTTACAAACTAAATATAATATAGGAAAAAAACGAAATGAGTGATAGTAAAGATGTTATGGAAATTAGGCTTAATTTGAATGTCGATGAAGTAAACACTATTTTGAGAGTATTAGGGTTACATCCATTTCAAGAAGTTGCATCTCTAATTATTAAAATTAAACAGCAGGGTGAGCCTCAAGTTGCGGCAGCTGAAGCTTTGAAGCCTCAACTTAGCACTGCAACAAATTAACGCCCTTTGGGGTTAAAGACTTCGTAGTTAGAAGCGTAATCTGACGCAACGTTATAGCGTCCCTGTAATAGTAAGCAGGATTGCTATGCCATATGGATAGCTTTTTTAACATTAACTCGCTTAACAAGGAGAACTTTATGCACGCTTTTGCAAGCACGGCTATTGATTCTATTCAATCAGCCAAAACTCAATTCCTTAACACCTTTGTAACTAACGAAGACTTGCGTACTCCTATGCAAGACTTTGTAAATGCTCAAACTATTTTTGCTCGGCAAGCTTTTGCAGCTACAGAAAAAATGGTTGAGCAATTGACCAAAGTGGATTTTATCAATTCGTTTCTACCCTCGAAGAAATAAGGAGTAAAAAATGAATTTGAAACTAATGCCCACCTTTGATGTTATGTTTAAAGACTTTGATAAATTTTATGTTGGCTTTGATGATCATTTTAATAAACTAGCCAAATTACATGATGATGTTACCAAGAACATTCCAAACTATCCACCCTACAACATTAAAAAGACAGACGAAAATACCTACGTTATTGAAATTGCAGTAGCCGGTTTTTCGAAGTCTGAAATTGAAGTGGAATTTGCAGATGATAAGTTAATTGTACGTGGTAACGCTAAAGAAGATAATGATGGTATGGATTATCTTTTTAAAGGTATTGCTGCTCGTAATTTTACTCGTACCTTCGCACTTACTGATCAAATTGAAATTAAAGGTGCCGATCTTATTAATGGTATGCTTAAGATTGCTTTGGAAAGAATTATTCCAGAGCATAAGAAACCCAAGAAGATCGAAATTAGTGATTCGAGTTTCTCTAAAAAAACTAAACAGCAATTGCTAGTTGAGTAAACTTGCCTCACTTCATATGGTGAAT